CAGCAACGTTCGATAAAACTTTTGCTATTGATGAAATAGTAGAAGAATCTTTTGAACGTATTGGTTTACAAAACGTTGCTGGTTATCAATTAAAATCTGCAAGAAGATCTCTTAATATATTACTTCAAGAATGGGGTAATAGAGGTATTCACTATTGGGAAATAGATGAACTTGATTTAGATTTAATTGAGGGACAAGCCGAATATGATTTTTTTAGATCTAGTGGAGATGGTACAAGTGCTACCTCTACCCCTAACGGAGTGTATGGTGTATCTGATATTCTTGAAGCACAATTAAGATCTAATAGAACTCAAACTACACAATCAGATAGTCCGATGACAAAAGTAGATAGATCAACCTATGCAGGTTTTTCAAATAAATTATCAAAAGGAACTCCTAATCAATATTGGGTAGAGAGATTTATTGATAAAGTTAGAATACATGTTTATCCAACACCAGATTCAACTAATGCATCTAAAGATATGCATTTTTATTATATTAAAAGAATACAAGATGTCGGAGATTATACTAATGCAACTGATGTTCCATTTAGATTTGTTCCTTGCATGGTATCAGGACTTGCATATTATCTATCACAAAAATATCAACCACAAATGATTCAAGCTATGAAACTTGCTTATGAAGATGAATTTGCTAGAGCGTTAGCAGAAGATGGCTCTGCATCTAGCACACATATAACACCTAAAACTTATTATCCAGGAGCATAATGACTAAATACGCTACAGGTAAATACGCTAAAGCAATATCGGATAGATCTGGTTTAGAATTTCCATATCGAGAGATGGTTAGAGAGTGGAATGGATCATTAGTTCATGTATCTGAGTTTGAACCAAAACAGCCACAACTAGAACCAAAACCAAGTAGTGCAGATGGAATTTCTTTAAGACACGTTAGAATAGATAGAACAGAACCAGCAGTCGCTGTTATGTTAGGTAATAATCCTTTTTCTACCACAGCATCATCAACAACAATAACTGTTACAGAAAATAATCATGGAAGAACTTCGGGAGATACAGTGAGATTTAGAAACGTACAAGGAAGCCCTGGAGGTGTAGCTTTTACGGCTTATGAAAGCTCTTCAGGTTTTAGTATAACAGTGACTACAACAGATAAATATACGTTTACACTAGGTTCAACTCCTAGTATAACAGAAGATTCAGGAGGACCAACTGTGTCTGCAGGGCCAGTTACGATAACGCCATGATTAAAAAAATAAAAAATTTTATTTGTAAATTAATTGGTATTAAACAATGCGCATGTCCAGAAGATATGGATGAACATGCAGAATTATATCTAAAAACACCAGAACCAGATGTTCCAGTTTATAAACCAGAACATTGCCCAAGTCATTTAAGATTTAGAAAAAGCTGTAAAGCTTGTCAGGAGATAGTAGCGTAATGGCTGGATTAAGTGCATCAGGATTAAAAACACAAATAAGAAGTTATACTGAAACAGATTCAAATGTTTTATCAGATTCTGTTTTAGAAAATATAATTTTAAATGCACAGTATAGAATATTTAGAGATGTGCCTATAGATGCAGATAGAAAACAACAATTAGGTAATTTTGTGGCTGGACAAGAGTCTATTAACTGTCCTGCAGGAGCTGTATTTATTAGAGGTATACAAGTTTATGATACGGCAGGATCAGAAATTACAGGAGCTAATAGATGGTTAGAGAAGAAAGATGTAACATATCTTCAAGAGTATCAAGATGTTACAGGAACATCAGCAGCTCAAGGTCAACCTAAATATTATGCAATGTTTGGTGGTGCTACAGGAGAGTCTGATACTACATCAGGTAGAATATTTGTAGCTCCAGTTCCAAACACAACTTATAGATTTAGAGTTCATTTTAATAAAGCCCCTGATCTTTTAGAGGGCGATAACACTAATTATATTAGCATGAACTTTCCAAATGGGCTTTTGTATTGTTGTTTATCAGAGGCATATGCATTTTTAAAAGGTCCAATGGATATGTTGACTTTGTATGAAAATAAGTATAAACAAGAAGTACAAAAGTTTGCTAGTGAGCAAATTGGTAGAAGACGAAGAGATGACTATACAGATGGTGCTATTCGTATTCCAATAAACTCACCAAACCCGTAGGAGAATAGATTATGGCAAATACAAGCGCAATATGTTCAAGTTTTAAACAAGAGCTTTTACAAGGTAAACACAGTTTTGAATCTTCAGGTGGTCACACTTTTAAAATTGCTTTATTTGACAGTTCTGCAACTTTAGGTGCTTCTACAACAGACTATTCAACATCAGAAGAAATTACAAATACATCTGGAACTGCATACACTGCGGGTGGTGCAACTTTAACAAATCAAGGCGTATCATTATCTTCAACAACAGCATTTACAGATTTTGCTGACGTAACTTTTTCTTCTGCTTCTTTTACTGCAAACGCTGCATTAATTTATAATACAACAACAGATGGTGGTTCAGGCACTACTGATGCTGTTTGTGCAATTGCATTTGGTGGTGACAAAACAGCAAGTAATGGAACTTTTAAAATAGAATTTCCAGCAGCAGCAGCGACTACAGCAATCATTAGACTAGCATAGGAGGCCGACCATGTCGGTATCTTCAGGATGGGGCAGGTTTACCTGGGGCCAAGCTTATTGGAATGCTGATACAACTTTAAAAACAGGTTGGGGTGCACAAGCTTGGAATGATGGTGAGTGGGGCGAACTTAAAGATGTAACAATATTTCCAACTGGTTTATCAATAACATCTAATGTTGGTTCAGTAGATGTTCCAGATCAAATAATTACACCTACAAGTTTTGAAATCACAGCTTCTCAAGGAGAGGCTTTTGTTCCTGTTGTATTAGAAACAAGTTTATCTGCATCTTTTTCTATTGGTTCAGTATCCGTAGTCGATATGCAGGTAGGATTAACTGGTCAATCTATAACAAGTTCTGTTGGATCTGTAACAGTTAATGACATGACACTTGGTTTAACAGGCCAAGAGTTTACTGCAAGTCAGGGGACAGCAGTAATACCAAACGAAACAGTAATTCTTTCTGGTTTAGCGATTACTTCTGAACAAGGAACTGCAACCGCTAGTTCTACAACAGAGGCTTCTTTAACTGGTGTATCTTTTAGCGCTAGTGTTGGCAGTGTTACAATACCAAATGATGTAGTTCAATTATCTGGAGTATCAGCAGAATTTAGCCTAGGAAGTATTGTAGGATTGGGTGGTGCTATAGTTCAACCATCAAGTTTAAGTATAACTCCTAGTGTTGGCTCTTTGACAATAGAAGAGGGTCTAGGATTAACTGGTCAATCATTTAGCGCTAGTGTTGGCTCTGTTTCTATAAATGATGTAACTATTGGATTAACTGGTCAATCAGCAACATTCAATATTGGAACAGTAGATATTTTTGCTTATGGCGATGTTGACACTGGCTCAAATACGTCTTATAGTAATGTTTCAACAGGTTCGAATGACTCTTATTCGGATGTTGCAACTGGATCAAATACAAGTTATAGTGACGCTGCATAGGAGATAAAATATGGCATCAACATACACACCATTGGGTGTAGAACTTCAGGCAACTGGTGAAAACGCAGGAACTTGGGGTACAAAAACTAATACAAATTTACAAATCATCGAGCAAATATCTGGTGGTTACACAACTCAAGCTGTCTCCGATTCAGGAGATACAACTCTTTCAGTATCTGATGGTTCAACTGGTGCAACTCTTTCTCACAGAGTTATAGAATTTACAGGATCTCTTACAGCATCTAGAAATGTTACAATACCTTTAGATGTACAAAACTTTTATTTTTTAAAAAATGCAACGTCAGGATCTCAAAACGTTGTATTTAAATATGCAACTGGTACAGGAACTTCTGCTACAGTTGCAAACGGTAAAACTGTAATCGCATATGCAAAAGCAGATGATGGAACTAATCCAAATATTTCTACAATATCTTTAGCAAGTGATCTTGTTGATGATACTACACCACAATTAGGTGGTAACTTAGATACTAATTCTTTCATGATAGACTTTGACGATGCTCATGGTCTAAGAGATGAAAATGGAAATGAACAATTATTCTTTAGCACTACAAGTTCAGCTGTAAATTATTTAAATGTCACAAATGCTGCTACAGGAAATGATCCAAAAATAAGTGCATTAGGAGATGATTCAAATATTGATTTAGCTATTTCACCAAAAGGAACAGGTGAAGTTGTAGTTGGTACAGGATCAGCTGCTGCAACAATCACATCAAGTGGTGCATATGATCTTAGATTAGATACAAACTCAGGAACAAATTCAAGTTATATTAATATAATTGATGCAGCCAATGGTAATATACAATTATATCCAAATGGAACAGGTTTAACTGAAATTGCTGGTGGAACAAACGCTGGAACAATTCAGCTTAATTGTGAATCTAACTCTCACGGGATTAAGCTTCAATCACCTCCACACTCGGCTTCACAAAGCTACACACTTATCTATCCTACTGGAAACGTAACAGCAGGAACATTTTTAAAAGTAGCAAGTATTACAGGTTCAGGAACAACAGCTGTTGGTCAATTATCTTTTGCAGCAGCAGGGACTTCTTGGCAAGCAGTAAAAACTTCTACTTTCACAGCAGCAGCTGGTGAAGGATATTTTGTTAACACAACAAGTGGTGTTATCACTATGAATTTACCTGCAGGAACATTAGGCGATGAAATTGCGTTTATTGATTATGCAGGTACTTTTGATT